TTTGAAATCCTAGAATACTGGGGCGTTCTCGACGCTAAGTTTGCCCGTGAAGTAGGAATGGAAATACCCGACTTTGTGTCAGAGTTAGACCAAGTGCAAATTAACGCATGGGTATGCGGCACTGAAGTGCTCCGCTGTGTTGTCAATCCCTTCACACCTTCGCGTATTCCGTACCACGCATTTCCTTATGAAATCAACCCTTATCAAATCTGGGGTGTAGGCGTAGCAGAGAATATGGAAGATGCTCAGATGCTAATGAATGGTCATGTCCGCATGGCTATTGACAACTTAGCACTCGCAGGAAATCTTGTATTCGACGTGGATGAAGCAAGCCTTGTTCCCGGCCAGAATTTTGATATCTTTCCCGGAAAAGTCTTTAGACGTCAATCCGGAGTGACGGGTACGGCGATCAATGGGTTGAAGTTTCCCAATACCGCACCCGAAAACATCCAAATGTATCAAATATCTCGCCAGCTAGCAGATGAAGAGACAGGTATCCCATCAGTTATGCACGGTCAAACAGGTGTAACTGGAACTGGGCGTACATCTTCTGGTTTATCTATGCTGATGAGTGCGGGCAACATGTCCATCAAGACTGTAGTAAAGAATATTGATGACTTTTTGTTAAAGCCAATCGGTGAAGCGTACTTCCAATGGAATATGCAATACAACGACAAGGCCCCTGACATCGTCGGAGACCTGAGTATTAAACCTCGGGGTACCTCAGCAGTCATGCAAAAAGAAGTCCGCTCACAGAGGCTTACAACGCTTCTCCAGACGGTTGCGAACCCGATGCTCGCTCCGTTCATTAAATTACCGAACCTCGTTAAAGAATTGGCAATTTCTCAAGACATCGATCCTGAAGAACTCGTCAACGATATTAACGAAGCACAGTTGTACGCGCAAGTACTACAAGGACTTCAAAATGCTCAACAAGGAACAGGCCCAGCAGATCAGCCCGCTGGTTCACCAACCGCAGGCATGGGAGGCCCTAACGACGTACCTAACGAACCTCCACCAAGTGACGCTTCGGGGGTTGGTGACGGCACAATCGGAACGGGAAATGTACCAGTTGCAGGGGAAGATGGTTTTACTGGAACTCCTCCTGAACCTCAAGGATAACCACCAAAAAGTCGTAGAACAAGAGAGATAATAAAAAATGGGAAACTTTAGCGGAGGCGGGGGAGGTCGCGGAGGATCTGGTGCTGAAGTTGACGCCAACATGGGCATTGACCGTGGGGGTAACGACAACGACAACGACAACGATTTTTTCACTGGTACCTTTGATGACCCCGGCGAACCGGGTTTCTCTGGTCCTTCTTATCCCGGACAGACAGGAGTTGATTCCGACGGAGATTTTTATTCCGCCTCTGACGTAGGAGCACCCACAGACGATTACATTCCCGGGTGGTCAGTACTAGGGTACCCCGGACCTTCGTACGATCAACCACGAGACATGTTTGATGTTGTGGGTGATTACTACAGCAACGTCATGGGCATGGGTTTACCGGAGACAAGGGGAGACTCTTCAGAAGGTTTAGCTCCCCCAAGTCCCGGGGGTGAAAACTTACCAACAAGTTACACCACGGATACAGGTATCCCCGTTACTGACTACAGTATGACGCGGGAGATGATTGAAACTGGCTACCGTACTGTTGGCTTCCAAGGTCTTATGGAACCTGCCAAAATAGGTCCAAAAGCCGCGATTGATTTCCCTGAAGAATATTACAGGTCGACATTCTTGTCGCGTGAAAAACAACTTCGTGCTTCAAAACGAATGACAGATGTCGAAGCGCAAGCCTACGCAGACTATCTCGGACTTAGTGTGGAGATCGAAAAGCGGGAAGAGCCTAGCGGAAACGTCGTAGAAAGAGCCCTAGAGACTGTTGCGCGTTCTTTTGCAGATCAAATTAGTGCACGTCTTGGGGCACCAGCCGCAACTCCTTATGTCGCAGGCTTGCGAGAAGATTACCTCGGTAAGGTTACGGATGACTACGCTCTCACGGATTTTATCGGAAACGTTATTGGTATGAACGTTCCCGGGGGTGCAGAAGTTGACACCGCTCTTTCCGAGGATATTACCGGTCGCGGAATGGGAAAAAGGATTAGCCAAATTGGTACAAGTACGTTTGGCGACACTAGCGTTATCGGTACCCCTCAAGAGATTGAGCAAATGTGGGCCGATGCACGTGCTGAAGCAGATGCAGAAAGAGCACGTGGTAGAGATGGCCCTACAGAAACAACAACATTTAGCCCTGTTGGGGCGGCCCTCACAAGACCGCGCAGTCGTTTACTACGTAGTTTTTTAGGCGTAGCAGGACCACGAATTTACCCTTTGTTTTATAGAGAAGGCGGAGTAGTGCAAAAAAAAGCAGTAGGCGGAGAAACGCTAGATCAACAGATGCAAGGGGCAATGCAAGAACCCACATCTGGGGCTGGTCCTACAGGTTTTGTAGGGGACCGTCCAGAAAATTTGTCTGAAGCAAAAACGGTTGCCGATGATGTACCCTTAGAAGTTGAAGAAGGGACGTTTATTATCAACGCGGCCGCTGTAGAATTTGCAGGATCTGAAGATATCAAACAAATGATTCTTAATGCAATTTATGAAGCTAGGGCTCAAGGTGTTGACATTTCAGGAGATGAGAATAAAATAGAGAGGGAGAGAGCAGTATCTTTACTTGTTTCAGAAGGTGAAGTTGTTATTCCTCCTCTGTTAGCTAAAATTATTGGATACGACAAACTTAATAAAATCAACAACCGTGGCAAACAGGAAGTTGAAAATCGTGTTCAAGAAAATGGGCAGAGCCCAGAAGCTGAAGCCCTAGACGAACAGCCAGCTAATCCTTCGGAAGGAGCGGCGATGGCTCCCGGCGGATTTGTTTCCGTAGAAGGACAGGGCAGTACCGGTGAGACAGATTCTAGTGCGTACAAACAAGCCAATGTTGCCGCGACCTACGAAGGTGATGGTTTTGTCCTACGCCCTCGAGCTAACTATGATAAACGCACAAACACTCAAGAATACCCCGACGGCGTCGTCGTAAACGAGAAAGGTAAGAATATCGGTTTTGCGATGGATGGTCAAATGTTTTTGTCTGATGATAAATCCATCCGAGCAGGTTTTGAACGTCAAACTATGAAAACTGAAGGCCGCGTAAATCTTCCGGAACAGTACGGCGGCGAGACAATTAAATTTGGCGGGGGATCAAAGATGAAGCGTTACAACATGGGCGCGACATTTGGACCTCTCGATGTTGATATTAGTAAGACACAACTTCCCGGTGGCGAAAACGTTATGGGAGGAAGTGCTCGGTACAGATTCTCAGAGAGCGGTGACGTTACTCTGGAAGCAATGGATGATGGTCGCTCCGGACGCATCGCATTGAATTATAGATTTTAACGGCTACCCCACAATTCCGTGGGCCCCGTGAACACACTACGGCTACCCTCAGCCATGAGGCCCCGTGAGATAGGAGAATATAATGGCAAAACAACGTGGACATCGCGCAAATAAGGCAAACGACTCTTTCGGAACAGTTAACGACGATAGCTTATATCGTGGAAAGTATCGAGAAGAAGTTTACCAAGATGATGATGAAGTGGTGGAAGATCAGGACCCCTCAGAAAATGAGGCTACTCCAGAAAACGAAACAAGCTTCGCAGAATCTCGAGAAGGTTCTGACACAGACTACAAGAAACGGTATGACGATTTAAAACGTCACTACGACACAAAGCTTGAAGAGTGGAAACAAGAACGACAAGAACTTGCCCAAGCTCAACAAGCCGGTAAAGAATCCGGATTATCTGCTTCGGAGCTACCTAAAACCCCAGAGGATTTAGAAGCTTTCCGTGCAAAGTACCCGGATGTCTACGCCGTTGTCGAGACAGTTTCTTCATTGCAAGCAGAGAATCGTTTAAAAGAGCTTAAAGAAGAAGTGGACTCTCTTAAAGGTCAAGAGAAAAAACTAAAAGTTCAATCAGCGTATAAAGAATTGCTTGCAAAGCATCCGGATTTTAATGACTTGAAGACCAATGAAAAGTTTTTGATGTGGCTCGATGAGCAACCTCAATCTATTTCAGACGGTATCTACAAGAATAATACGGACGCAGTCTGGGCATCAAGAGTAGTTGACCTGTACAAAGCTGACATGGGTGTGACTACCAAAAAACGCAAGTCCTCAAAAGATGACGATCCAGCCGCATCTGTATCTGCCCCTAAATCAAAAGATGTAACAGGGGAAACAACAAACAGTGACGGCAAAATCTGGAAAGCATCTGAGATCGGCAGATTGAAGCCGTGGGAGTTCGAGAAGATCGAAAGTGAAATCGATGCCGCACGTGCTGAAGGCCGAATTGATTATAGAGCATAACTTTAAACAAAACCTAACTATCTCATAATAAGGAAGGGTAATAACATGGCTTTTAATAGCGCGTCAGGTCATAACAACCTGCCTTCAGGTAACTTTACTCCTGAGATCTTTTCTCAGAAAGTCCTGAAGTTTTTCCGTCGTGCCTCTGTTGTAGAGGATATCACAAACACTGATTATGCTGGTGAAATCGAAAACTTCGGTGACACAGTACGCATCATCAAAGAACCTACAATCACTGTATCTTCTTACTCACGTGGTGCTGTGGTAAA